CCCCGAGTGGGGGCACTTCAAGTGAGGTATCTCATGCTGATCAAAACCCGTATTATACCGGCTCATCGCGAAGTCTTCTATATAGACGGAACCGATCATTCGACCGGCTATGAATACATAGGAGAATCCAATGAAACGATTGAATACGCTAAAGGTCCCCGGCATTGTCTTGGACATTGCCTGTGGAAACCTTGTCATCACACAGTGCTCAACAAGCTCGAGGGGCTTTGGGGCATCGGCATCTGGACGTACCGGAATTATAGTCCCGCAAGGGAGTATATCGGATTTTGTCGCAGCGTGCCAAAAGCTCCAAGCATTCCAGAAGGAAGTTGGGACACCAGTGTTATTGACCAAATTATTGATCAGATTAACCTAAACTGTCGGGAAAGCATAATGTGCTATTCCGGTGTGCTACAGGCTATACCCTTAGTCGGTGGCGCCCTTAGGTTTAATTCCATCATGAGGAAGGCCGCAGCGAAGCTGTCGAAGAGCCTGCGAAGGAAGCCGTTTACCACTGCGGTTAAACAGCTAATCCAAGCAGACTTTATAGATAGATTCGTTGTGGGTCCGATGATTCAGGACGCTAGGATGTTCTTAGATGCGCATAACTACGTAATCCGTGTGATGAATACGGCTTATGAGCGAAACGCAGCGCCTGTGGCTTTGCAAGCCCAACAGGTCAAGACTATATCCAAGCAGACAGGGTCAGTATCAAGAGCGTGGGGCGGTTACTACGGTGACCGTGGCCGAGCAATTGGTAGCGGCGTCCGCGAGGACACTGTTACTAGCAAGGCCTTTGCAAGGGTCGATTTGTCGTACGACACACACGCGTTAAGTCCCATCAAGTTATGGGCGGCGCGCTGCGGCGTAACACGACCTCTCGATTCCGTGTGGGATTTAGTTCCCTTCTCCTTTGTGATAGATTATTTCACAAGGGCCGGAGATTTCATATCAGGCTTGAGTGATCAAATGTCAAGCCAAGACGGTCTAAAGGGTAAGATTACCCAGATCCATGATTTATGGGGCAGTTGCAAAATTGCCTCTACATGGACGTATAAAGGAACAGAATTGCGGGACGCGAATCCCAGGCTCACGCCTGTGTTTCAGCCATCCCGTGAAACAGTAACTTCATACGATTACCGCAGGTTTCAAATACCTGATCCCGGCACGTTCTTAAATTCACTCGAGAACTCGAATCCCTTGCTACAGGATTCGATCTCCTTAACAAAGCTACGGACCATTGCGGAGCTAATAATTCAAGCTAAGCTATAGTCCTTCACCCTTTAACTAGGAGGCCAGAAATGGCTACTCAGAACCTTGCCCTTGTGGGCGTTGCCTCAAATACGGCAGCACTCGTCACTTACACTCAGCGTGCTTGTGATGGGAAAGATATCCAGTACGTGGGAACCAATACGAGCGACACGCTCGCTGCTCCCCGCATTATTGATGTCAAACTCGATGTCAAAGCTCCCGGTCTTACCGGGAACGATCGCATCGAAGTTTCGATCAAACATACTGTCCTGGATTCGGAAAATCTTCCGCATACTGGCAGTGTTACGGTCAAAGCGTCAATGCCCCGTGTTGCACAGTGGACTAAGGAACTTACCATTTCGCTCTTGAAGCAAATGGCAGATTACCTCGGTGGCGCTAGTGCTACGGTTTCTGGACAAACTGATACAACAGGTTTTCCGGCGAAATGGGCTGAATGCCTCATCCCTTAGGTTTATCAGCTAAGGGCGTGTAAATCACGTAGCCAGATAGAGTACAAACTCCTCTGGAGGTCATCATGACTTATTCAGAGACGGTCGAAGCCCGTTCATTCGGGTTAGTCCGTAATTGCCTTCGTGATGACCTTGTGTCATCATTCGGGTTTTCGGCTCCCGAGGCTGGAGAGATCCTTAACTGGTTCGATCCCGCTGACGAGGAATACTTGGAACACGTCGATGCATGGCAAAGGCTCCTCTGCGCTGGATGCGTAGCCGAGCCAACAAAATTTGCTAAGCGAAATGTGTTCGGATCCTATGATATCAGACACTTGCCATACTATCAGGTTGGAGCAATCCACCAGGTAGCTAAGCTCGTGTACAAATTTCATGGAATCCCTCGCAAGGAAACGAATATGGAGGAAGTTAAGCAAAGACTTTCTCAACCCCTTCCGATTACATTGGACCAGTTTGAGCGCGAGGAATTAAGGAATGTCCTCGCAGGCATCAAATGCCCTGACTTGAACTGTGTAATTGGTCGATTTGGCCCCGGTGCTACTTCAGAGAGACTCGATTCTTATGGTAAGTGGACGCGTAAGGGTTCTATCCCCGACGTGCCACCATCCTTGTATCGGGTGTCGCCTCGTGATCCTTGGATCCCTTTTAATTACGATATGGAGGGACAAACCAGGATCTCGGAGGTTCCGAAGTCTATAAAAAGCAACCGTATCGTGTCTAGTGAACCGGCGATGAGAATGTTCGCGCAACTTGCGATTGCGGACGATCTTAGCGATCAGATGCATTCGTTATTTCGCGGCCACGTATCATTGCACGATGCAGACCGACATAACAAGTTTCTTCTCGTAAAACACGCGTGTAGCATAGATCTTAGTGATGCTAGCGATCACGTGTCTTGGGAACTTGTACAAGCTTTGTTACCTCAACTTGCGCCAGTCCTGGCGCGGGTAAGGTCTCAAACGGCTCTATTCCCTGACGGTACTGCAATACGTCTAGCGACGTTTGCGCCGATGGGGAGTGGGACGACATTTCCGATTCTCACCCTGGTGACTCTAGCTGTATGCGAAGTCGTGAGACGACGCGTTAAGCATGACCACCCGGATGCACGATGCTGGTATACTGCTTTCGGGGACGATCTTATTGTCCCCGTCTGTATGTATGACCTGACCGTCCAACTGTTGTCCGCTTGCGGACTCCTAGTTAATACGGCTAAATCGTGTTGTACTGGAATATATCGTGAAAGTTGTGGCAGGGAGATGTACGGCGCGTCAAATATAACGCCGGTCTATCTGCGCGACCCGTTTGATAAATGCGACGCATCGAAAATCGAAGACGTATGTTCAAAATTATACGCCAAAGACTTCGTTGCGACAGCACAGAAGATCGCTGATTTGTCTCAAGTGGCTCGCGCCACAAGGTATAATCGCGACCTTCAGAGGTTGGAGATTTGCGTAAGCACTCCGACGGCAAAGCAGAAAATCAAAACCCTTGATGGGTATGATGGGCTATTGCGTTGGTTTTCGGTACACACTCAACAAGAGTACCGTCGCGGGTTCAATCCCGCAGACCGACAAGGCGTAAGCGTAGAGGTGTGGACGAAGCAAGGCTGGCGTTACAAGCCGAGCATTGATTATCCGTACCTTACCACTTGGTTCGTCACCAAGCGTTAACGCTGTATAACGCGGAGAAACAACCTCCGTTAACAAAGTCGCTCCTAGCGTAACTAGGTGGAGATGGCTGCTATCCGAAAGGATGTGCAGGCTTCCCGTGGCGAGCTTCGCTGCGGTGGAAGTTCTCGTTCGGTCGCGAAAGCGAACCGGGCGGGCCTCTTCCGGGTGG